CACCCCCGATGAGTACGACTACGAGCCTGTGGATGGCTCGCGTAAGGCCAAGAAGTCTGACTACGACGCAGTTGATGTGATCCCGGTGAGTGATCCAAACGCTGCCACGATGGCGCAGAAGATCGTTCAGTATCAGGCGATCTTCCAGCTCGCGCAAGGTGCGCCCGATTTGTATGACATGCCTCTGCTGCACAGGCAGATGATCGAGGTGCTAGGCATCAAGAATGCGGCCAAGCTTGTGCCGATTGAAGATGACATGCTGCCTACTGACCCGATCACGGAGAACCAGAACCTGCTGACTCAAAAGCCGGTCAGGGCGTTCATTGAGCAGAACCATCAGGCGCACATACAAGTGCATACGAGCGCCATTCAGAACCCGAAGATTCAGCAAGCGATGCAGGGCAACCCGCAAGCGCAGCAGATTTTTGCGGCTGCTATGGCGCACATTAACGAGCACATTGCGATGGAGTACCGTCGTCAGATCGAAGAAGCTATGGGTATGGTGCTACCCGGAGAAGATGCCAACAAAGAGATTCCGCCGGAGATGGCCGATCAGATTGCCATCAAAGCGGCTCAGGCATCGCAGCAGTTGCTCCAGCGTGACCAGCAAGAAGCCGCGCAGAAGCAAGCCGAGCAGCAGATGAAAGACCCTGTGATCCAGATGCAGATGCAAGAGCTTCAGATCAAGATGAAAGACCTTGAACTCAAAGCGCAGAAGCAAGCCGCTGACGCAGCAGCTAAAGCCGACCAGCTTGAGATTGAGATGGCTCGCATTGATGCGCAGAAGGAGATCGCTGCTATGCAGATTGCTGCCAAGCAAGAAAGTGATGGGGCCAAACTTGGGGTAGATGTGGCCAAGTCCAAAGCCCAGATGGCTCAGTCGCAGGCGCAAGCGCAGCGGCAGCATATGCAGCAGATGCAACAGCGGCAATCACAGCCGCCTAAGAAGGAGAAAGCGTGAGTGAATCCATCCGTGCGCTAGCGCATGTGCAGAGAGAAATAGAGAAACTCCGGCACGAGCAAATTGAATATATTGCTGATGGCCGTGCGACAGCATTTGAAGAGTACAACCGAATCTGTGGGGTGATCCGAGGTCTTAACCTCGCAGATTCCATCATTAACGACCTCGTGCGAAAGGTAAATGAGGATGATTGATTACGACATAGCCGCAGTAGACCTATCCGGCATTTGGAATAAAAGTGCAGAGGAGAAGGCTAAGCAGCTTCCTGACCCAAAGGCGTACCGCATGCTTTGCGTTGTGCCCGAGGCAATGGAGGAGTACGCCGATAGTGAGGTTGGGCTGATTAAAGATGCCAAGACCATGCACTATGAAGAAGTACTGACCCCCGTGCTGTTTGTGATCAAGCTTGGTCCTGATTGCTACAAGGACAAAACCCGGTTCCCCAGTGGACCGTCGTGCAAGGAAGGTGACTTTGTCATCGTCCGACCCAATTCAGGCACCCGCTTGAAGATTCATGGCCGAGAGTTCCGGATCATCAATGATGAATCGGTCGAAGCCGTTGTGGAAGACCCGCGAGGCATTTCGCGTGCATCGTAAGGAGCAGTAAATGGCAACCAAGAAGTATGAAGAGTTTGAGTTTCCTGACGAGCAGGAAGACAAACAGAAGTTCAAGAAGGACGAGTCTGAAGACGAACTTGCAATAGATATCGAAGACGATACTCCCCCTGCGGATCGTGGGCGCAAACCAATGGCTGAGCCTCCGGAGGAGGTGACTGAGGATGAGCTGGCTTCGTATGACGAAAAAGTCCAGAAGCGCCTTAAAAAGTTTACAAAAGGCTACAACGACGAGCGCCGAGCCAAGGAAGAAGCCCTGCGCGAGCGCGAGGCTGCTGAGCAGTTTGCCAAGCAGGTGTTTGAGGAAAACAAACGCCTCAAGCAGCAGCTTTCTAACGGTAGCAAGGCGTATATTGCGACTTCTAAAACCGCCGCACAGGCAGAGCTAGAATCCGCCAAAGATCGGTATCGTAAGGCGTATGAGGCTGGCGATGCCGACGCAATTGTGTCTGCGCAAGAAGCCGTTGCTAAAGCTACTGTCAAACTCGATAAGGCAGAAACGCTCAAGCCTATTGAGGTGGAAGAGAAAGACGATTTCCGCCCCGCTAGAGCTGAACCTGCTGCACCTAAAGTCAGCCCCCGTACTCAACGGTGGCTAGATACCAACAGCGATTGGTTTGGCCCAGATGAAGAAATGACGATGGCTGCAATGGGTATTGACAAGAAGTTGCAGCGGGAGTATGGTGCGGAATATGTAGGTACGGAAGAGTACTTTAAGACCGTTGACCGTACCATGCGAAAAAGATTTCCTGAGTACTTTGAAACTCAGAGCCAAGAGGAAGATGACCCGCCTCCAAGAAAGAGGTCAGCTCCGGTGGAAGAGGACGATGAGCCTCCACGCCGTGCTACAAAACCAGCAACTGTGGTGGCTCCGGCCTCTCGCAGTTCTTCGCCTAGCCGTGTGAAGCTAAAGGCTTCCGAAGCCGCGATTGCTCGCCGCCTCGGGGTACCTTTGGAGCAATACGCAAAACAGGTTGCTTTACTTAATAGAGGTGGATAATGGATGATCTGAGTCAACTTGACGCTCCCCAGCGCCAGAACCGCGCACCTCGTGCAATGGAGTCGCGTGAAAAAAGCATGCGTCCCCAAGCGTGGCGTAATCCGGAAGCACTTCCTTCTCCCGACCATCGTCCGGGTTGGAAGCATCGTTGGATTCGATTGAGCATTATGGGCTCTGCCGACCCCAAAAATATCTCTAGTAAGTTGCGCGAAGGATACGAACCCTGCAAAGCAGAGGAATATCCGGAGCTTATGTTGCCCGCTATTGACAGTGGCCGCTTCAAGGGCGGCATTGAGATTGGCGGGTTGATGCTTTGCCGTATCCCTGAAGAGTTCTTGGAGCAGCGTATGCAACACTTCGATGCTCAAAACAAGGCTCAGATGGAATCGGTAGACAACGCCTACCTCAGTGAAAATGATCGACGGATGGAGAAGTTCTCTGAACGTAGCTCCAAGGTCACTTTCGGTTCTGGTTCTTAACTTTTTGGAGATTAAATATGGCTTACCCTCAAGTAGCCGCTCCTTACGGTTTCCGAGCAGTTAACTCTGCTGACGGCAAGCCGTATGCTGGAGCAACCCGCCAGCTAAAGCTGGCAAACACTAGTTACATCAACTCTGCTACTGTAGCCGCATCGCCTATTTTTTACGGTGATTTGGTTTATATGCAGCAAGCCCCTGATGTTGATGGTGCTCGTATTGCACGTTGGCTTCCTAACACTGGTTACGGATACCCCGCTACGCCTTATGGCGTGTTTGTTGGTTGCACTTTTACCAATCCGGTGACTAAGCAGCCTACGTGGTCGCAGTATTGGCCCGGCCCTACCGCAGCGCCCGATGCCATCGGTTACATCATTGATGATCCGATGGCGTTGTTCCAAGTGGTGGTGACTGACACTACTGATACCACCACTGCCTCGGTCAGTGAAGCTCAGTATTGGGCTATCGGTATGGACGCAAACGTGAATCCGGGTTACCAAGGAACTGATGGAAACACCAATACTGGTGATTCTTTCATGAGCGTTTTGCCGCCTATCCAAACGTCAAGCACTAGCGGTACTGTGCGGATTGTTGAAGTGGTTCCGGCCTCGGAAACTGCAACAGGCTATCCTGAGCTTCGGGTTATTATGAAAAATGCTGGCATGACGGCAATTTCTCCCGAGCCTTATCGTGGCCCCGCGCTTTTGACTTAAGGAGTGACTTAAAATGGCTATTTCTCGTGCCCAACTATTGAAGGAACTCCTGCCGGGCCTGAACGCTTTGTTCGGAATGGAGTATGCTCGCTACGGTGAAGAACACAAGGAAATCTACGAAAGTGAGAGTTCCGAGCGTTCGTTTGAAGAGGAAACCAAGCTGTCTGGCTTCTCCGCCGCTCCGGTGAAGAACGAGGGCTCTGCGATTGCTTATGACAATGCGCAGGAAGCTTGGACCACTCGCTACACCCACGAAACCATTGCTTTGGGTTTCTCAATCACCGAAGAGGCGATTGAAGACAACCTGTACGACTCGCTTTCGAGCCGTTACACCAAAGCGCTGGCTCGTGCTATGGCCTACACCAAGCAGGTGAAAGCCGCCGCTGTGCTGAACAATGGCTTCTCTACCGCCTACCCGGGCGGCGATGGCGTCAGTTTGTTCAACACGAACCACCCGCTGGTGTCTGGTGGCGTCAATGCCAACACTCCTTCTACCCAAGTTGACCTGAATGAGACTTCTCTGGAAGCCGCCATCATTCAGATCGCTGCTTGGACGGATGAGCGTGGTCTGTTGATCGCTGCTAAACCCAAGAAGATGATTGTTCCCCCGAGCCTGATGTTCGTTGCCAAGCGTCTGCTTGACACTGAGCTGCGGGTCGAGTCTGCTGATAACGATATCAACGCTATCAAGCAGATGGGCGCAATCCCCGGTGGCTACACCGTCAACCACTGGCTGACTGACACCAATGCATGGTTCCTGACCACCGACGTTCCGAACGGCATGAAGCACTTTGTGCGGACTCCGCTCCAGAACTCGATGGACGGTGACTTTGACACTGGCAACGTCCGCTACAAGGCCCGCGAGCGTTATTCGTTCGGCTGGTCTGACCCGCTGGGTATGTGGGGCACTTCAGGTTCGGTTAGCCCAACCTGATGAGCTGGACTGGGAGTTCCCGGTCGTCCACGAAAAAGGGGCCTTGCGCCCCTTTTTCTTTTAGTGTATATTGACTTCAACCCGGGACTTCTCGGTGTTCTGACAGCCCCGGCTGGCGACATGTAGACAGAGCACCACCGACTCGCATGTGAGGATCAAATGGCGAATACGACCTTCAAAGGCCCAGTCAGATCGCAGAACGGCTTCCAAGAGTGGAACGGCACCGCATGGGTGCCCGTTGCTGGCGGTGGTGGTGGCGGTGGCGGCACCACGTTTATTGAGTTAACTGAAACAAACCGATATTCAGATAACTACACAAACCCAACCCCATCGCCCGGTAATACAATACAAC